CACCGCGCTATTGGCAATGCTGATGGCTACGTTGACAGCGTTTGTAACCTGCCCCTGGGCGTTTATGGTTACTTGAGATACCGTAGACGCATTGCCATACGCTCCTGCTGTAACGGTAGTGTTGGCAAGGCTAACCGTTCCCGTAGTCGTAATGGGGCCACCAGTAAGCCCTGTTCCTGTAGCAACAGAGGTTACTGTTCCATTGCCACCGCCGCTGCTTGACCCACCACCCGCTACTTTGAGCATGATCTAATCCTTAGAGGCCATCGCCTGGTGTTATGTACACAACAGCGGTTCCAGATGCGGTAATGCCGGTTACATACATATTGGGGACGAATGAAAGTATCTCATCCGTACTGGCTATGATGGGAATACTGATTGCGCTATTTGCCCCTCCACCAGTAGGTATAGTGGCATTGGTAGTCGCAAGCGCGGAAGTGGCTGCAAACCCAAGATGGACGGTCACATTACCGGCATTAATTACACGGTACTGGTTACCACCTAGGCTGGAAGATGCAACTTGCACCGGAGTAGGTGCTGCCGTATTAGCAGTAAATACAACCGTATTGCCTAGCGGCGTAAAAGCATTAAGACCCATTTGTCACCTCAATCCAAGTTAAAGTAGTTTCATCCCAACAGTACATTTTCCCATCTGTCGGCATAGGAGTCGGCGCAGTCCACCAGCAAGTTTCTTCATCTAAAGTCCAACTTGCAAAAGGTTGAGGCAACATAAACGCATCACGGGTTTGATCATATATGTACCCAATACCTGCGTAATTCTTACGCATGGCTACACCGCCATCAGGCTGATTGTCTTGCCCGTAATGGACTCCACCACGCGTATTGTAAGAAGTCTGTACCCATTCTGTACCAAACATCCCTGAGTCGATTACGTCCTGATCTGCAACGATGACTTGGGTAACTGCGCCGCCTTCAACTTTAGCAAAGTGACTCAAAATGTAATGCTCCCTGAACCCGTCCATTTGTAGACACGATAACCACCAGCTACCGTGATTGTCGGGGAGCCTGTTGTAGATGTTGCGGCTTTGTAAGAATCAGCATAACGAATTATTACTATGCCTGAACCGCCATTACCACCGTTATCTGCTCCGTATGCGCCACCACCACCACCACCGCCTAAGTTAGTTGTACCATCCGTTCCAGGTACGCTTTGCCCACCAGCGCCGCCGCCGCCTGTACCCCCACCACCAGCAGTTTGACCAAGGTCTGATCTAGCACCGCCGCCGCCTCCACCAGCGTAAGTAACGCTTGATCCACTAATGCTGTTAGCAGTTCCATTACCACCCGCGCCAGAAGTAAGCCCAGAACCAGCATAACCAACTTGAGATGCCCCACCACCGCCACCAGCAGCAGTAGCAGCAGCGTTTCCACCCGCATACCCTTCTACTGGAGAGTAAGAACCGGCATTACCTGCCCCGCCATTTGTTGCGGAGCCAAAGTTATCTCCACCGCCGCCACCAGAACCGCCACTAGCGCCATCGCCAGTTGGACTAGCCCCTTGATAGCGACTGCCACCATAACCACCACCAGTTGCTGTGATGGTGCTAAATACAGAATTTGATCCGCTAGTTCCTACATATTGTGGGTCAGTACGAACACCACTACCGCCAGCACCTACGGTTACTGTAAGCGGCGTTCCTGAAGCTACTGCAAAACTTGCGGCAGTTCTATATCCACCAGCACCGCCACCACCCGCCAATCCACCACCACCAGCACCACCACCCGCAACGACAAGATATTCAATGAAAGATGGCGCAGTTGGCCCACTTTTTTTAGTTAGAAAGAAATTCTTAGCGGCAAACATTATGGCGTGTACCCCTGAGCAATTGATCCATACCAATTTGTACCGTCACTAATGAAAGTAAGAATATCCATCTTGCCAGCAGTCGCAGTAATTGTTGGTGTTCCTAACGAATCAAATTTAACTGAGGTAAAGGTTGCGGTTCCGTTGCCTGTAGTGGCAGCTTGTTTAAGCAGCAAAACAAAAGACTTGCCAGCAGTTGCAGTCGGCATTGTAAAAGTACACGCCGTAGAAGCGGTCAAAGTCGCGGTTTGGACTGTTCCGTTAGTCAGCGCCAAAGTAGAGGAACTTGTAACGGTTCCAATAGAAACCACGGATTCAACGTAGTTTGTAACGGTTATATTGGTAGTTGTAAGGTTACCAAGGGTGCTAGTCGTATTGCCAAGATAGACAGCCGTATTGCCAAGCGTAACCGCCGTGGCAAAGTTTGCGTCTAGTTGCGACAGCGGTATGGCGCTGGTTGCCGTTGCAAATGTATTTGGAACCGCCATGTTAGAACCTCGCTCTCAATTCATGCTCAAATTCAAATCCGTGTACGATCATGCCAGGAACGGTTGCAGTAAGCGTCTGGCCTAGATACTTGCCCCATTGCTCTGCATCCGTCTTATAAAGGATGTATCCACCCGCAAGCCACGTTATTGTTGTAACCGAACTGTTAGTCCATCCAATCGTATTCCCAAGGTAATTCGTCCAACCCACTACGTTGGTTAAAGAATATACCGGAGTGCTGCCCACTTCACTATCGACAGTAACCGACAAGGTTCCCGCCGTAGACAGCGTAGCCTCAATCCCAACCTTCAATGCTTGTTTATCCCGAATAGGATCAGTCATAGGCATTAAAGCCGTTACTATCGTACTATTTACACTAGCTGTTGTATTGCCATACAGTTTATACAATGCGTTAGATTCTGTACCGTAAAGGTTAATTAACCCGCCTGAAGGAACAGAGGTAACAAAGTTTAGGTCATCGCCCTGGCTAGTGAAGAACCACTTTTTCTCAAAGAAAACAGCTTGAACAAATCTGGCAGATCCACGGTACGTTTGTTTGAAGTTAAAAGCCGCGCAGAGGATATTGTTTAGCAGCACCTGACCGGCGGTAATCGGGTAGGTGAAATCAATGAAGGGAAATACCCCATCCAGAGAGTCTGAGAGTTTGCTAGTAGTTGAGCCAACCAGAGCATAAACGCCATAATCATTGAGAAATAAAACTGAACGGAAATAAGGAAATATTGCTAGTGGGCGCTTACTACCAACGGATGCGCTTACGTTAGTGTTGGTAAAGAGCGTAGATCCAGCCGTAGTTACGCGAACGTCCGAAAAGACGTTAATGCTGTCATCGCCAAAAACGTACAGGAAATTATTTGCAGACAGTATTTGCTGGATGTTTCCATGCAAGGTAGAGTCTGTAAGGTTAATAGTTCCCGCAGATACGCTGGTAAAATCGTTATAGGATGCAGCCGCGCTGTAGGCAACACTACGTCCAAAAGAAATCCAAACCCTGCCTGAAAATGATGCGATACCGTTATTGTCGCTGCTATTTATTATCGCTTTTGCTGTGGCATTAGCCCCCGCACCGCCGGTAATGGTCACCGTGATATTGGCGCTGTTGGTATAGCCAGAGCCAGGGTTAGTCATAATAATCGTATTGACCTGATTCCCTGAAATGATTGCCGTAGCCGCAGCATTAGCACCACCGCCGCCAGAAATTGTTACTACGGTGTTTGCTGCATTGGTATAGCCTGATCCTGGGTTCGTTATTAAGCAAGAAACCGTACCCGTAGCAAATGTAATCAAACCGCCTACAAGATTGGCGGCAGAACCACCACCACCAGATACCGTAACTGTTGGCGCAACGGTATAGCCGGTTCCAGCTTCAGTAATCGTGATGGAATTGATTGCACCAGACGATACGGTGACTTCAGCTTGCGCTTGTACGCCATTGGCATCATTAGGAGCGCCAATAGTGACCGTAGGCGCAGAGGTGTAGCCAGTACCGGCATTAACCGCTGCAATTGGGCCTACAGCCCCTACAAAGACGGTATTGTTGCCATCCCAAGTAAAATAACCTTTAGACGGATCAATAATCAATACGCGTTCATCTTTCCATTGGCTAGTTTCAACGCCAGAAGCCGAGAACGTGCTGGTAACTGCTACGTTACCCTTGGTAAGCGTGTTTAAATCAAAATACTCAGCCCTACCATCTGCTTCAAAAGCAAGAATGTAGTCTTTGTTATTTATGTTGGCAGAAGTTAAATGCGAAACCGTATTTGCAAAAGTAACCGCAGCATTGCCAGAATTTAAAACAACGGATCTGCTGTTTGTTACTTTAAGGTTTGCATACCCTACTGGCTGGACATTCTCTAGCCATGCAAACTCATCTTCACCAATAGCGGTACGGTTCGCTTTGGTATTAACACCCTTGAACTGTTTGATTACTTGATAAGACTTCTTTTGTTCAGCAGCAGCCATATCAGTACGGAGAACTATAGGGTGAAGGCATCCTTCTTGTGTAAGTTGTTGCTAATACTGATTGAGCCTGTCTTGTATATTCTTGTTTGAATATCTCGGCTTCCCCATAAGATTGCTCTTTAAACTTGGCTTTGTAGCAAGCGTAGAAAGCTACAGGCGCAGTCCAGGGGTCAGGTATCTCATCAACTTGGGCATCAGTAACAAGAGGAGTGGGAAGGATAACCGTATCCAGTTCCATTGCATAAACTTGGTCTGGTACGGGGGAAATGTAAAAACTAGTCGGCCCATACATTGAATACGCTATGGGTCTACCAATGTAGTTTT